TTTTTAAATGCGTATCCTGATGCAGTTTTAACATCTATTACTTCTCCATCAATAACACAATCCATATGTCCTTCGATACCTTTAACTTTAACTGTATGTTGTTCATGTGTAACAGAGTGACCTGCAAGACGAACTAAAAGCAGTACAACTTCTTCTAGCATATGACCATACAAAAACTTAATGAAGGTTGAAGGCTGTAACTTTTCTCCTTCATCTTCTACTTTCATGTCGTACCATAGTTGTCTTGCAGGCTTGCCGATATTAGACATTCTAAGAGTCTTAGAATCTCTAGGCTGAGGATTTGCCCAATGACGTATAACGTCTTTCATAGATTCTCCAAACTGATCAATAGCTTCTTCTGATAAATCTAAAGACTCACCTTCAGAAAGATTAGAGAGTTTACTATAAATATCTTCTACAAGTGTATCTAATGTCTTCATAATTTTATTCCTTTAATAAGTTTTATAGCTTTAGTCTTAGGTATTTTAAACCATTCTTTATGAAACTCACTACTTTCTTTTCTTAATAACTCATGAGCTAAAGTTTCGGCTTTACTTTTATGTGTAAATTTTTTACTATAATAAATCTCGTAATCTCTGTAAGGACTAGAAGTTTGAAAGGATGCACATCTGTCTTCAGGATCAACAGCCATGCCTACTTTCACCCAACCATCCCATGCAGGATTTATCATTACATATACATAACCTTCAATTTGCATCTGTTTGTTACAAAGACTAGCAAACTCAAGCTCTGTTTTATTAATGATATGTTTCCATAATCCTACATGACTAATAGTTCTTTTAGTTTTTTTAGATAACCATTTAGCTACTGTTCTTGTAGATACACCTTCCTCAATTTTTTTTTCAGCCTGTCGTAACCATTTAAGCTGAGAGGGAATAGGTTTTAGATACCCGTCCAACTCACTAAGTTCATATCCAAAATCAATAGTGGAAGTTTTCCGTCTAATATAATCTTCAGGAATATTAATGTGTTTCACTCCAGTTCCTCCCTATTTTATATTCTCCGTCCATAGGACATCGAAGGTTAAAATAATCTCCTGCCTTAACGATACTATCTACTGCGATTTGACCTACATGTTCTGCGATCTCTGCTTTAGCTTCTATCTGCCATTCGTCGTGAATGTTAGCTACAAACTTTGCATCTAATGATTCTAATTTAAATCTATCATTTAATATTACTAACCCTTGCTTCATTAAAATAGCTCCTGCTCCTTGTAATAAGGTATTTAAAGAAGCATGAGGTTGTCGAATGAATATCTTGCGTCCATCTAATCCTTTGAGGTATCCTCGTTTAGACGCTCGTTGTACCTGATCTTTAAGATTTCTAAATGATGGTGTATTAGCAAGAAATTGTTCTCTAAGTCTTTTACCATCTGCTCTACTTCGTCCAACCACTGACCCAAGCTTTGCATCTCCTGCCGAGTAGATGAGTGCATAGATAAAAGTTTTAGCCTTATCTCTTGATTCAAGTCCTGCAGCTCTTTGATTAGCTGAGTGGATGTCTCCGTTAATGATTTCATTTATGTATTCCTCGTCTTTCATATAGTGTGCTAACATTCTTAGCTCAAGCTGAGAAGCGTCAACACCTACTAATTTATAACCGTCACGTACAGTCCAACATGATCTACATTCCTGCCCATAAGGGCTATGAATACTAGGAACTTGAGCCATGTTAGGATTCCTATGCGACATTCTACCTGTAATAGCTCCTGTCGAAATGACAAACCCATGTACTCTTTCGTCTTCTTCAACTGCTTCAATCCACGAGTCTACTTGAGCAATGCGTTTCTGTAACAGTAAAAACTCTGCAATCAATAGAGCTTCAGGAATATTTTTAATCTTAGATAAGACTGCTTCATCTACAATAGGTTGTCCTGTCGGTGTGAAAGATTTAGGCTTCCATCCAAACTCCTGTAAGTACTCTCCTATTTGCTTACGTGATCCAAGATTAAACTCCTGATATGATTTACGCATAAAGGGTGTGATGTCTTTAGACTTGTACCTTTCTTCATACTCATAATCTGTCAATCCTTGATTAGATAACGTACCGTCTTTTTTTAATTTAGGAGTTACTAACTTCTCGTCAACCCACTTAGGTTTGAAAACTTTATGTACTTCGTCTTCAACTTCTTTCATACGTTCTTTTAGTTTAGATAAAAGTAAGACTCCTTGCTCCATGTCAAAATTAAAACCTTGCTCTTGTTGAGCTTGTAATATTTTAGCCACCTCATGTTCTAGCTTTATGCTTTGCTCAGAAAAACTTTTAACTTCTAATTGTAAAGCTTCATGTACTTTCTTATTAAGTTGTACATCCTTGATGCAATAATCAAGCATTTCCTCTGTGAATGAATCCCACTCAGGCTGATCCGACTTATGGAAATGTAACCTATAACCCCACGACTCAAGACTATGACCACCTTCTCGGGTAGGTTTTGTAAGTCTTGAAATTAAAAGTGTATCAATAACCTTACCATAAGTCAGTAAGTCTACGCCCATTAATTTTTTAATAGCAGGTATATCAAACCCGACAATGTTATGTCCAATCAAACTATCAGCTTTCTTTAAAAGCTCCACACCTTCTAAGATCTGGTGAGGTCTAAAAGAATAGACTGTATTGTTTTCATCAATTGCTACAATGCAATGTATAACATTAGGGTCTAATCCGTCTGTTTCTATATCAAATACTAAGTTCATTAGAAAGGCACTCCATCATCGTCGTTTAATAAATCTGAATAGTTTTCTTCAGCCATTCTCCCTGTAACAGGATCATAGATTAAGGATGTTGCAAGTCCCACGTCTCCTGTATATCTTGATTTTAAAATCCTAAGTTTCGTTGTCCTCGATTCTAAATCATCGTCCGCTTGTTGATTTCTTTCTAATGCAATTACACAGTCAGATAATTGAGCAATCGAGTTCGATCCTCTCAAATGAGAAAGGCTGACAGTCACGCCATTCTCGTGACCTTTATCTCCACTAATTCTTCTTAGGTGAGACACTAAAATAATACCTGCTCCCGTTTCTTCAACCATGCTACGAAGCCTAGTCATGATATTATCTATAGCTCTACGTTCATCTCCTTCGGAGGTCGCAGATACTAACATGTGTAAATGATCTACAATAACCCACTTACAATCACACCCGACAATCAAATATCTAAGTTTAGAAAAGATATCATCGATATCATTAGTTCCGAAATGTGCATGGACAAAGACTCTATCATCTCCAAATACTTTCCTATACATATCTCTTAATGTTTCTTGATCAAACTGATCCCTTACACTATCCACATATAATCGAGCATCAGCTTCTATAGAAAGAATCCCATCAACAGTTCTCTGCCATGACTCTTCTAATGCTATCACACCTACATTATCTTTAGTTTTCTCAACTAACCAGTGTTCAATCTCCCGTGTAAAACTTGACTTACCTAAACCTGTACCTCCACAGACAGTCAGTAGTTCTCGTTGACGTAATCCTTCCAGTTTTTTATTGAGTCCTTCATAAGGGTAAGGTACACTATCTAACTTCTCCCTGTTAAAGAAGTCGTGTTCTTTTTCAGATACTCTAATAATTCCGCTTGGAGTATAAACTTTAGCATCCCACCATGCTCTCGTAAACTCTTGAAACTTACCTTGTCTAAGCATGTCATTAGCATCTTTGTACCCATTCGGTAACGTAATGATCCTTGCTTTTCCGGGTTTAATTATAGAGGCAACTTGCTTAGATGCTTCTTCTCCTGCCTTGTCTTTATCAAAACAAATCATGATATTATCAAAGCTTTCTAAGTATTCAATACTTTCTTTAACATCTTTAACTGCAGACGATGCTCCTCGTTTAATAGAAACGACTGCCCACTTCTCTCCTAGAAGTTCGTATGCGGCCATAGCATCTGCTTCACCTTCCACAAGAGTAATGTACTTTCCTCCTTCTTTAAATTCATTCTGACCAAATAATCCTGTACCTGTGAATGATCCTGTAACTGAAAACTTTTTATCTCTAATGTACCTAATTTTATTAGCAACTATTTCATTGTTAATATGATAAGGATAGATGTGTTGAGCTAACGCACCGTCACTCCCATACACCACCTTTACTCCATATTTTTGAGCTGTTTCTTTTTTAATTGATCTATCTGTTAGAGGTGCAAACACTCCACCATGAGCGTTTAAAGGATTTGAATTGTTTACTTTGTTCTCCACTTTTTCACCTATAATATTCTGATCATATTTAACATACCAAGTGTTACAACTAAAACACTTAGCCGACCCGTCTTCATTAACGGAAACTGCATCACTACTATCACAAGCAGTACAAGGTAGTCGATGTTTTATAAATTTACTTTGTTCCATATATTTTCCACATATAAAAAAAGAGGGTAGCCGAGAAGTCCATGACTACCCCCCTTTATTAGGCACACTACTCGGAGTCGTTAGACTCTGATAGTTCTTCTACAACGTCTGCTTCATTTGCTTCGTCGTTTTGTCCTTCACCATTAACTATCTCAACAATTTTATTTGAGAAAAAGTTAATACCTGCCTGAACCTCTTCAAGGTCTAGGGTTAAGTTGACTTTCTTTTGATTCAATCTTTGCAGTCTACCAAAGATTCCTTGACCTTCTTCAGGTAGGTCTTCGACATTGATCTGCACATCATCAATCGTTATGAAAGGTTTTACTTCTTCTTCCATTAAAACTCACTCCCGTCTTCATTATTTTCAAAACCTAACTCAGCTCCATCAGGACTACGTCCTTCAAAAGGAATTAAGTCAATCACTTGCATTGCTTGAAAATCTAAGCTTCTGCCTTGCTTCCCTGCATACTCCCAGTCATAAGGATTAAATTGAACTCTAACTTTAGAGCCATTACCAACCAACTCGTCGAGAGGTTGTTTATCTTTATCAAACAATTTAGGAGCATTACGAACCATTCCATTTGGTCCGTTTACTTTTCTCTTAATAACAAGAGCTGGTCCCTCATCCATTTCACGGATAGAACAACCTTCTGCTCTATATTTCTCTGCTGTATCTCTATCAACTAATAAATTAGTTTGATATACAGGTTCAAATTTTGTATTGGGAACTGTTGCACTTGTCCAATACGCCAAGCCTTCTTCTATTGCCATAATATTTATCTCCTTTGTTGGCTGTTGTTGAAATTGAATTGTACCATTTGGGGCACATACCTGTCAAGTATCTACTAAACTTTTTAAGAAGTTTATTATACCTGATTGCTCTTCGTCAAAGACGTGAACAATAAAATTTTTACTAGATTCACAATATTCATTTATATAAGAGTCTTTATTTTTATACATGAGGTCACCATTATCTAAACAAAAATTATCCCACTTATTAAACTGTGTTTGTGTTAAAACAAATCTCGTCATTGTCTATTCCTTATTTTTTTAAACCCTCTCACCCACTTACGCTTTTTATATACTTCCATAGTTCCGTCTGCATATCTAACTTCAAGTACTCCACCATTTGCATGAAGAGAAGTAACAGTATTTTTTGTTACTTGATCTGCATATATCTTATGTACATCATACTCAGTCATGTACCCACCACTTAGGTTTATCTCTACCTTTTTCCCACTTAGCATAATGTTTTTCATTGATACAATAATCTCTATATGCTTTGATAGGATCGTCGTTCTTGTACTCATCAGGCATAGCCTGTGC